CCCCCGGGGCTGGCGCGTGGACCGGAGCTTTGACTGGGGCTCCTCCAAGCCCTTCAGCGTTGGCTGGTGGGCGGAGAGCAACGGGGAGCCCATCCAGGTCGGGGACAAGCTCATCGGCCAGGTCCGGGGGGACCTCATCCGCTTTGCGGAGTGGTACGGCTGGACCGGGCGGCGCAACGAGGGCGTGAAGATGCTCGCCCGGGACATCGCCCTGGGCATCCTGGACCGGGAGGAGGACATGGGCCTCAAGGGGCGCGTGGTCCCCGGCCCCGCTGACTCCGCCATCTGGGGCGAGGAGAACGGCATGTCCATTGAGCGGGACATGCGCCTGGCCGGGGTGTACTGGGAGAAGGCTGACAAGGGTCCGGGCAGCCGCGTCCAGGGCTGGCAGGCCCTCCGGGAGCGCCTCGCCCATGCCGCCCCGCTGAGGCTGGGCGAGCCCCGCGAGCGCCCTGGGCTGTTCGTCTGCCGCCGCTGCGTCCAGTTCCAGGAGACGCTGCCCGTGCTCCCCCGGCACTCGCGCAACCCTGACGACATCGACACCGAGGCGGAGGACCACATTGCTGATGAGGTCCGGTACCGCCTGACGCGCAAGGACCTCACCATCAAAAGGAAGGTACTCTGATGCGCCGCAACAAGCTAACCTACAGCGAAGGAGGCCGCCATGGCTGATGACAAGGGACCTGACAACAGGTCCGCAGCTTACAACCGGATGGCCCCCCGCTGGGACCTCATCAACAACCTCCTCGGGGGGACCGAGGCCATGCGGCTCGCGGGCGAGGCGCGGCTGCCCAGGCACCAGGAGGAGAGCGACAACAGCTGGCGGCGCAGGCTGGAGCTGGCGACCCTCCTCAACATGACCGAGATCACGCTGGACATGCTGGTGGGCAAGCCCTTCACCGACCCGGTGCGGCTTGACGAGGAGAGCGACAAGGACAGCTCGCCCTTCCATGAGTGGGCGGAGGACATCGACCTACAGGGCAACAACCTGGACGTGTTCGCCCGCCGGTGGTTCAGGGACGGGATGGCCAAGGGCCTCTCCCACGTCCTGGTGGACATGCCGCGCCTCCAGCCCGGGGACACGCCCCGGACCCTGGCGGATGACAAGGCGGACGGCCTGCGCCCGTACTTTGTCCACATCCCGGCTGAGAGCGTCATCTTCATGTCCGGCACCATGGTCGGGGGCCGGGAGGTCCTGGACCACGTGCGCATCGCAGAGGCGGAGCTGGTCCGGGACGGCTGGGGCGAGAAGCTGGTGCAGCGCATCCGCGTCCTGGAGCCCGGGAAGGTGGAGCTGTGGGAGGAGGTCAAGGTCAAGAACCGGAAGGCCCAGTGGCAGAAGGTTGACGAGTGGACCACTGACCTGGACTACATCCCGCTGGTGACGTTCTACACCGACCGGGAGAGCCTGGGCGTGGCCAAGCCCCCGCTCCTTGACCTCGCCTACATGAACGTGCGCCACTGGCAGCTTGAGGCGGACCTCAACAACATCGTCAGCGTGGCGTGCTTCCCGATGCTCGCCATGTCGGGCGTGGACACCAACGAGGCGGGCGGGGACGGCGGGCTGATGCGCCTCGGGCCCAACCAAATCCTGGCGACCCGCTCTGAAAATGGCAAGTTCTACTATGTGGAGCACACCGGGGCGGCCATCAAGACCGGCATGGAGCAGCTGAAGCACCTGGAGGAGGTCATGAGCGCCTATGGGGCGCAGTTCCTCCGCAACAAGCCCGGGGACCTCAAGGCCACCGTCCGCGCCCTGGACACGGCGGAGGCCCTGAGCCAGCTCCAGGCCATCACGCTGTCCTTCAAGGACGCCCTGGAGATGGCCCTTCAGATTGCCACGGACTGGATGAGCCTCGGGGACGGGCCCAGCGTGGAGATGAATGTGGACTTCGGGCTCAACGACCCGGATGAGGCGGGCTGGGCCGCCATTGAGAGCGCCCGCAAGCGCCGGGAGATCAGCCGCCAGGCATACATCAACGAGATGAAGCGGCGCGGCTGGCTCGCGGATGACTATGACGCTGAGGAGGACCTGGAGCAGATCGCAGAGGAGGCGGAGAGCCTCATCACCGGGGCCGCGACCACGGACCTTGACCCTGGGCAGCCGGATGACCCCGAGCAGGACCCGGAGCCCAAGCCCAGGGAGCCCGGGGCTGAATGACCGCCAACCAGGACCTCTTTGATGCCGCCCTCCGGCACCAGGTTGCCGTCCGCCGGTACAGCGCCACGCTGCTCCGGCAGATGGCGGCACTGCTGGAGGAGGCGGACAGGAGCCTGGTGGAGCACCTCCGGCTGAAGCTCGCCCGGGCGATGGGCGCGACCGACACCACCGCCCGCCTGGAGGCCCTCATTGCCGAGATGAGGGCCATGCGGGCCGCAATCGCGGACACGCTGGAGGCGCTCGCCCGGGGCGAGCTCATCGACTTCTCCAAGCTGGAGGCGGAGTGGGAGCAGTCCATCATCACCACCGCCGTCCCGGTGGAGCTGGTCCTTGCCGCCCCAAGCCTGGACCGCCTCCGGGCCATCGTGGAGTCAGAGCCCTTCCAGGGGCGCTTCCTCGCGGACTGGTTCAGCTCCCTCAAGCGCACCGACCAGGAGCGCATTGAACAGGCCCTCCGCCTCGGGATGGCCAACGGGGAGACGCTGGACGACATCGTGCGGCGGGTGGTCGGGACCCGGGCGAACAAGTACGCTGACGGCATCCTCGCCATGAACCGGCGGAACGCTGAGGCCATCATGCGGACGGCCATCAACCACGTGTCCACTGCCGCCCGGGGCGCGGTGTGGGACGCGAACAGTGACATCATCCTCGCCCTCCGGTGGACCGCGACCCTGGACGGGCGGACCTCCGCCGTGTGCCGCGCGAGGGACGGGGACCTGGCCATGGTCGGGGACAACAAGCTGCCCCCGGGCGCGACCGCGCTGAACCCGAGGGAGGCGAGGCCCCCGGCCCACGTGGGCTGCCGCTCCACGATGGTCGCGGTGCTGAGCCCGGACGGGGTGGTGGGCGAGCGCCCATTTGTCCGGGACGCCCGGACCCGCTCCGCCCGCGAGGTGGACTTCAGGGCGGACGCCAAGGCCCGGGCCGGTGACGCCTGGAGCAGCATGACCGAGGCGGAGCGGAGGGCAGCCACCGCCCGCATCCGGTCTGCCTGGGCCGCAGAGAACATCGGCCAGCTGCCCGCTGCGACCACGTACCAGGACTGGATGGCACGTCAGCCCCGGGCCTTCCAGGATGAGGTCCTGGGCGTGACCAAGGCCCGCCTGTTCCGCGAGGGGAGGCTGACGCTGGATGACTTCGTGGACCGCTCGGGGCGCGAGCTGACGCTGGATGAGCTCCGGCGGCGCTTCCCCAACGCCTTTGAGGGCGGCGGGATCACTTGAGACACCCACCGGCGGAACGTCCCCCCGCCGGGGAGAGGGTGAACAGGGGACAACAGCTCCACCCCGGGCGAGCCAGGGGTGGGCGATCCACAAGGAGCTGGATGAATGACCGTTCTGAAGCATGAAGTTGACAGCGTGGAGACCATCCCGGAGAACCTCCGGCCCCTCTATGCGGAGGCTGATGGCAAGTACAGCATCCCCGAGGGCCTCCGGGGCGTGGCGGATGCGATCACCGGCCTGTTCCAGGCCAATGGCAAGATCAGGGAGGAGAACAAGGGGCTGCTGCGCAAGTCCCAGGTGGACCTCTCCGGCCTGGAGGACTTCGGTGAGGACCTGCCGACCATCAAGGAGAAGGTGAAGGCCCGCCTGGCCGAGCTGGAGGAGGCCGCCAGCAAGGGTGCCGAGGGCAAGCTGAACGTGGACAAGGTCCGCCAGGAGATGAAGGCTGCCATGGACAAGGCGGTGGCCGAGGAGCGCAAGGTGCAGGACGCCCTCCGGGGGACCGTCCACAAGTACCTGGTGACCTCGGGCGCGAGCGAGGCCCTGGCGGCGGAGGGCGGCATGGTGGAGCTGGCCATGCCCTTCGTGGAGCGCCAGGTCAAGGTCATCGAACAGGATGGCGAGTTCAAGGCGGTGGTGGTGGACAAGGACGGGGACCCGCGCATCAGCGGCGGGACCGGCCAGCCCATGACCATCCGCGAGCTGGTGCGCGAGATGAAGGGCATGGAGACGTACAAGCCCCTGTTCAAGAGCGAGGCGAAGGGCGGCGGCGGTGCGCTCCCCGGCAAGACCGGGGCCAAGCCCCCGGCTGCGCCCGGCAAGGACGCCTCCCCGATTGACCGCATCAAGGCGGGCCTGGCGGCACGCAAGGGATGAGCCTTGCCCGGGGGACCTCCCTGGGCTAGTCTGGCTCCCGGGGTGGACCTGCCCCCGCCC